GCACATACATTTAACGCGCAATTTGTGCAATGCACCGTAGGACAAGACGGTGGCAATTTAGGAAACCGAATGTTTAGCAGATGCGGTTACTCGATTGGTTCGGTTGGTACAACGCTTGGTGCATGGGCATTGGCGGGTGTGCAACAAAGTATAATTTCTCGTGCTGTGTTTAATGTAGTTGATACATTAGAATTTACAAAACTTGCTTGGGCAAATGGTATTTTATTATCGGCATCGGGTGCGGGGCTATCGGCTGACATTGACGCAGTTGATGCATTGGGTTATGTGTTTTTGAGGAATGAGAGTAGTCCGGTTAGTTCGGCATTATTTGGCGGTGTGTTTTTTAATAATGATAGCATGAGTGTAACACAAACAAGTGATTATGCTTATATGCCAAATATCCGCACGATAAATAAAGCAGCCGTTGGCGTGCGCGCCGCTATTTTACCCGCACTTGGAGGCAATGTATATTTTAACGCCGACGGTACACTTACGGTTGACAGCATAAATTATTTGCAACATTTAGGCGATACGGTGATTGGTGGCAAGAGTGCAAGCACTACAGGCAGCATGGCAAGTGCGGGAGAAATATCGGATGGACAAACAATAATTGACCCAACACAAAATGTGCAAAGTACAAACACGGTTGCTATTACGATGAAAATTGTGCAAGCAGGTGTAGCGAGATACATAGTTATAAACATAGGCTTTGCAGCCTCTTTAAAATAAAAAAACATGACCATTTTACCACCACTGATAAACGGAAAATCGTACGAAAATGCAGATGTTACCCTTAGCATTATGGGCACTGTAATTGCAGGTGTTACTGCCATAAGTTTTAGCGAAACCTTAGACGAGATGAAAGGCGTTACGGGTGCGGGAAGAGATTTTGTATCGTACACAAACGGCAAGTTGAAAAAAGACGGCAGCATTACTTTGTTATACGAAGAGGTTGCGAACATTGAAGACATTGCGCCTAATGGAAAATTGTATGATATACCACTGTTCCCCATAACGGTAAGTTTTACTGACCCTACGCTGATAACACGATCGTACGTGATTACTGCGAAGTTTAAGGGTTTGAAATTTGAAACGAAAGACGGAGACCCAACAACACCTGTTGTGCTAGACTTGTTTGTGGCAAGCATTAAAAAAGTTGCTTAAAAATTAAAAGAAATAAAAAATGGAAGAAAACAAACAAGCAGTAATTGAAACTGCAAAATTGAAAGGAGAACTGGACGAAGCGGCTTTGGAGCTTTTGAAAAATCAGTATCCGGGATTGAAGTCGATAATTTTTGAGCATGATGAAACAGGCGAAAAGGCTGTAGTGTATGTAAAGAAAGTTAGTCGCCCTGTTTTTGAAGCGGCGATAAAGATTGAGAAAACAAGCTCGGAACTTACACTGGCGGAGTACTTGCTAAAAAACCTACGCGTAGGTGGAATGGACGATAAAGAAATTATTGCCGACCTGGACTGGCTGAAAAACTTTGCGGCTATTGCGCAACGCCTAACTTATGTGAAGTACGGGGAGATAAAAAAAAATTAAAGAAGCACAGGCTAGAGGTTGATGTAACCAGAAACGCAGCAGAGGAAATTAGAAAAAACTATGCCCTGCTGCGTTTTTACTATAAGGGAAACCCCGAAACCTGGAGCGATAATAAATATGCCAAGCTCCTCTGCGAAATGCAATTTGTGTTTGAGTATATGGGATTGAGGAAGTAAAAATTTAAATAAGATGAGTAAGAAACCTAGTTTAACGCAGGGAAAAATATCAGGTGTACCAAAACTTGGAGGTGGTTTAAACTACGCCAGTATACTTTTAAAAATAGGAGAAGCTTTAATGGATTTTGAAGTTTCATCAATTGAAACATATGCAAAAACCGAACAATTTAGTGCTTCATTAACAACTATGTTACGCGGTAATAAAGCCGATGCAGAACAATTATCTCAATCTATCATAGAAATTGCAAAACAAATTCCATCTAGCATAAGTGAAACGCAGGACGCTACAAAAGAATTAGTTTCTTATGGAGTAGCAACAGGACACATAGGCGAGAATTTAAGAATGCTTAGTGATATTTCGGAAGGTGCAGGTGTACCAATTGCTGAAATGGCACATCTATATGGCGAAGCAAGAAAAGGTGGAGAATCTCTTTCAAATAGCATTACTACTTTAAACGACCGAAATATTCCTATAATAAAAGAATTGGCAAAACAATTTCATGTCGCAAATGAAGAAGTAATAGGTTTAGTTAATTCAGGAAAAATTGGCTTTCCACAATTCCAAGAAGCTCTACAAGGAATGACTCAAACAAACGGTATTTTTTTTCAAGCAGCAGAAAGACAAAACAATACACTAAGTGTGCAATATGATAATCTTATTGATTCGGTAGATCAACTAAAAATAAGTTTTGGCTCTATGCAAGGAGGATTATTAAGTAGTTTGGTATCAGGTGCAACTTATGCTGTAAACCTAATAAACAAGCCCATTTCACAATCTAATTTTAAAGACGCAGCAACCCAAGGTCTTGGAAAATCAAAATACGATAATTGGAGTGATTTTGATACTGAAATAGACAACAGATATTATTATGAGCATGGTGGCAAGGCACAAAACGGAATGCTAGATGCCGCAAAAAGCGAAGACCGCAAAACCAGGTTTGATGCTTTTTCAGACGAGATATATAATACACTTCAAAATTCTAAAAAAGAAGATTGGCCCCGCTTAATTAAAATTTATTCAGCTACACTTGGTGCAATAAATAAACAACGTTTGGCCGGTACAATGTCGCAAGGGTTGTATATAAATGAGGCATCTGTTTTAATGTATGCAAAAAAAACACTTCAACAGCGACTTAGTCCTGATGTCCCAATAAATGCAAATCCTACTTCAAAAAACAAAGAAATAAACCCATCAACCTCTCCACAAATAATTATTTATGGCGGGATTGCACCAAATATGATTATACAAAGTGTTGATGGCAGTATACCGGCAAATGATTTGAAAAATAAAGTTGGTCAGGTTTTTTTAGATTTAATTAGTGATGTTAACCTAAGAACAAAATAATGGGGAAGAAAAATTTTATATTGTCGCAGGTACCGCAGTCGCAATTGTTATCGTCGCGCATTGCGGCGGCGCATAATTTAAAAGCACTTACAACTAAGTTTTTTAAAGCACCTGCTTTAGATTCGGCTGATGAGCCAGACATTATTAGCACTACAGAGCCCAACCTTTTAATAAACTCGTTGGTGTACGATTCGGTTACGTTTATGGGCAACGATACCGATGGTGCTTTAACTTATTATGATGAAAACACGGGTCAAGCAAAAACGGTTCCTAAAATGCAGATACCCATTGCACTTTGTATGGTTACTAAAAACATAAAAGTAGTTGCCACCGAAATCGCCGGAAGAAACGGAACGATAAAACAGTACATAAACCAAGGCGATTATGATGTGGTTATTAAAGGCATTTTTACTACGGGCACATCAGATAAATATCCGAGGACAGCCATGCAGGATTTGCAAAAAATTACCAATGCCAGCAGCGAGGTAAAAGTGGTGTCGGAGTTTTTGCAAATTTTTGGCATAAATTATTTAGTGTTTACTAAATGTGAGTTTGAACAAATGGATGACACCGGCAGAGATGAACAAAAATTTACATTAACCTGCATTAGCGAAACACCTTTTGCTATTAAGGTTACACAGGGGTCTACAACATCTAACTTAACTACTACTAAACAATAATGCTTGCGCCACGAAGACGAATAACTTTTACAAGTGCCACAACAGGCACTGTTATTGTGTATGATTTTGTGTGCGAGTTAGAAATTGACAAAGGCACCGATACGCTTACTGATACGGCCACCATAACTATACCACGTAAATTAATTTACAAAAGCGGCGAGGCTTTAACGCCACAAAACCAAAACAACTTGCACGATTATGTGGTGCTGCCTGCCTTGGGCGATACCAAAAACACCGCTTACATAGTTGGTGCTGATGCTTTGTTTAAACGCGGCGATAAAGTAAAAATAGAATTGTGTTATGGTTACGATAACGATGAAAAATTAAAAACTCGTTTTGAGGGTTTTATAACAAGCGTTAGCAGCACGCTACCCATTACCATTACCTGCGAAGATAAAATGTGGTTGCTAAAGCAAACCAGTCTTACCCTACCCGACCCTGCAACTTATACGCCCCAAAATAAAACAAGTAACTATAATGTTGATGATGCAAAATACACCTTAGCGCAGTTACTGAATATTATAGTAAACAGTGTGAAAGAAAAAATAACTTACACAACCGTTGATGATAAATTTGATTTAGGTAACCTAACATACAGCAACCAAAGTGCGGCGCAAATTTTACAAAACTTAAAAGACACGCATGGTTTGTACTCTTACTTTAAAGATGATGGCAGTTTGTATGTGGGTTTTTATAATGATATTTTATCAAACAATATACAAGAGTTTGCTATGGAGGAAGTTGTTACCGATGATAAACTTACTTGGGTAAATGCCGATGATGTTTCGGTAAAGGTGCAGGGTATATCAAGCCCTAGTGATAAAACAAAAGATAAAATAACTTATGAAGCTTATTATAAAAACGGAAACATTACGGATGTTGTGCCTAAAGAACCTTTTATTGGCGACATTAAAATAAAAAACACCAAAAACCAAAGCAGCGATAGTTTAAAAAAAATGGTGCTTAACTTTTTACCTACATATACGTACACCGGTTTTAAAGGCGAAATTGAAACACTGGGCGAGCCTTTGGTAAACCACGGCGATGTTTGTTATTTAACCAGTAAAAAAATGCCCGAGCGCAATGGTTATTATTTAATAAAAGGAGTAAAAATTAAGGATGGCATTAAGGGCTATTTTCAAACGATAAGTTTAGGCATTGCCTTATATAAAAAATGACTATAGGCGAAGAAATAAGACAGGCTATACGCAACATAGTTATGCAGTATTTAGTTACCAGCAAATTGCATGAACCAAAAGTTTGCAAGGTGCTAACGGTTAATGCGGGGGTTAACAGTGCCATACAAGTATGTGATTGTAAACCGCTTGATGGCAGCGCCATTGTGCGCGATGTAACGCTTATTACAAGCTACCAAAACAACCAGGCGGGTTTTATGTTGGTGCCCAAAGTAAATAGTTTGGTGCAGGTTAGTTTTAACGATGATTGCGATGCCTTTGTTAGCATGGTATCTGAAGTTGATTTTATTTACCTGAACGGAAATGATTATGGCGGACTTGTGCAAGTGCAACCTTTGGTTGATAAATTAAATAATTTGGAAACTAAGGTTAATGACCTTATTTTGTTTACACAAACACACACACACTCAGGTGTAACAGTAGGAACAGGCGTAACAGGAACAGGCACTCCTCCAGTAACAGGAAATTTAACTACTACACAAAAAAACGATTTAGAAAATACCACCGTGCTACATGGTACGGGTAATTTGAGTTAGAGATTTTTACTTATTTTAGTGGAAATTAAAATTGCTTGTAAATGGAAAACAATAAAGCCATAAATAAATTAATTGGCATTTATCAAATAGTGGGTGGTATATGGGGTTTATTTACCATGCTAAAAAATCAATTCAATTTTGCATCTATTGTATTTTTGATTTTTATACTCTTTACTTTTATTGCCTCAATTATGTTGATAATGCGCGAGAATAAAACATTATTTATTGTGGCACAGTTAATGCAAATTTTAAGCATGAGTGTTCCGGGGTTGGTATATTATTTTCAGGCAGGTCTTCATTTTGGTCCATCTTTTGGAACAGTTAATGGGGAAACAATTTTTGAGTTTTATTTTCACTTCCCAAGATATCTAATGCTTTTTATTGAAAATAAAAGCGAATTAATGTTTTCAATTAATCTTATACCCTGCGCTATTCTTTTATATTTTTATTACACCAGTAAAAAACAAAAAGAGAGTGATATTGTTTAATGCTACATGCTACGAAATATTCTACGGAAGTGTGTTGTAATATATTTTTGAGCAATTTGCTTTAAGCCAATTGTTATCGGTGCCAAAAGCAAAACTACCGGGGATAGTGCGGTTGTTTACAATAAGGCCGTAACGGTTAGACCGTGCTGCATCATCATGCAAATAAAAACGACCCGACACATCAGTTTGTGCTTGCCCAATTACAAAGGGCGTATATTGTTGTTGGTCTTTATCATCGTAACTGCAACCCCACAAATATACCCACATGCCCTCAATGGGTTTACCGCCTACCGAATCGTACACGTAACCCTCAAGTGTTACTTTAGCAACCAT